CTTGAGGGCAAGTTAAAGATTCCGGCATCCAATGTTCCACGTGAAACAATGGCAAAAAAAGAACGTGAGCCGTTGCCCCCGTCCCTGCCTCCCATGGCCCAAGCGGAACCAAAAGCGGCAACAGTAGCAATGGCCAGCGGCAAGGATTTGCCGGACATCAAATCTTTGCCCGCCAGTTATCAAGCCGCTTTTGCTTTAGCGGCTTTGGCTGATGCCAAGGATGATGAAAAAGAGTATGACGAGAATAAAGAGACCGAGTCAGAAAAGTTGATGCGGGAGTACAAGCCTGTCAATCATTTGGCATCGCTTGAGTTGAGTGTCACGCCTATCATGATGAAAGATGGTGGTGATGTGGACGCGGAAGAAAAGCGCCCTGACGACATCAAGTACTTTAGCAATGTCAATCGGATGAAGGACCGCGGAGTTACGACAGATTCCGTGATGCTCGGCGCGCGGACCAAGGCTGGTGAAGGTTCTGTCATTGCTGGTTTGAACATGGCCAACATGAGCAAAGACGAGAAGATGCAGACGGCGCGTGCTTTGATGTTGGCGTATACGCAGCAGGACCCTGAGGGTTTGGGGATTAACGCAAACATTGTCAAGCCCCAAGGCGCTCCGGCCATGGCTAATCTTATTGGATCGATGCCGTTAGGTGAGGGCCGTGTATCTGCCGGCATGCATGGTAATCAGGCGTATTCGTTGGGATATGAGCGCCCTGTTGAGGGTGGTCAGTTCAATGCAAACTTGAATGTTCCACGTGGAACAATGGGTTCGCCCCAGTTGAATCTGCAGTTTAACAAGCGGTTTGCAGAGGGTGGTGAAGTAGAGCAAGAACGTTTGACGCCGCAACAGATAGAGAGAATCGCGGCTCAAGGACCAACAGAGCGCAAGGATGAGCCGTTTTTTGATGCAGCGTCGAGAACTTTTGTAGACGTTATGACGGGCCGGCGCACACCTATTACTGAAAAAGACTTTACGGCCAAGGAGCAGATGGCAATGATGGATGCTGTCAGGCGTTCTCAAGCCAGAGGCGGCAAGGGTCGTGTGGATTATGAAGATTATCCGTCTGGCAAGGACATCGGTCCGGGGTACGTAGACATTAGAAATACGCTGGGTGGTTTTCAGTACAAGCAGGGCCCTGATGGTTCCACCATTATTTCTGACAGGTACGATTTCCACGGCCCGCGGGTCGCGGAGTACGAGAAGATGGGCACAGGCGAGAAGGTTTTGAAGTCTGCCAAGAATGCTTTGGTGGAGTTTGTGGGCAATAAGTTTAGCCCACGGGATTTGGCTGGGGAATTGGGCAGGGCGTACGTAGGCAGTAAGGGCCCAGAAGTCAATATCCGCATCCCTGTTAATCGTGCCGACGGAAGTCCTGAAGAGGGCGAGCGCCTGACACCGCAGCAGATAGAACGGAGGGCTGCCCAAGATGTAGCAGAGCGTGAAGCAGCAAGCAACGCTGCTTTTATTGCACAGAAGTCGGGTATTGGTCGCAAGGCGGGAAATATTTCCAATGCCTTGAACACGGGCACAGCCTATCCAGCGATTGTGGCGGGCATTAATGATGTACCTTACGACCTTGCTGGTTTGCCTGTTGACTTGACAACCATGGCGATGCGCCCTTTTGGCTACAGCAACCAGAAGCCAATGCTGGGTAGCGAGTATCTGAAGGAAAAAGCGACGGAAGCCGGCATTCGCAAGCCCATGACCGAGGACCCAACACTCAAAGGTTTCCACTATTTAGGTGAGTTTGGCGCGGGGATGATGGCTCCCGGCAAGATCATTGAAGGTGCGCAGGCTTTGAAGGGTGCAGCAGCGGATGCGCTGGCCGGTTTTAAAGCAGGCAGAGCCGAGAAGCCCGGAGGCATGATTGATTTGATGACTGGTCAAAGGATTGAACCACCAGTACTAACTCCTCAACAACAGGCAGAACAACAAACTGTTGCGGCACTGTTTGATAATCTTGCAGGTGCTAATCAACAACAGATTGCAGCGGACGTAGCGGCAGGAAGACTACCGGCGTATGTTGCGCCGCAATTAAGTTATGCGGAAGTACAAGCGCAAAACATTGCTAGGTTGCCTCAGGATGCGCAAGAGCAGTTACGTTTGTTTGAAGAGGCTGCGGCTCGTCCGCGTCCCGTTGCAATTAGAAGTCAAGGCCCTAGGCCAGAGATAGTACAGCCACCGCCCGCTACGGTTGCAATTACACAGCCTGCAACTAAATTGCCCCCTCCCCCACCTTTTGTTGCACCTCCTGTTAGTGCAGAGTTTCCATTTGTTGGACGCTTAGACGAATTTGCAGCGGGCATGAAGGGTCCTGCACAGAAGGAGCAGTTGATCAATCAAGTCAAGGGCAAGTTTCGTGAGCAAGATGTTGCGCGCCTTGAAGAAGCGTTGGCGGCTCTGGGTCCAAAGGACAAGGTAACGCCAGCTATGTTGCAAGATGCGCTGGCCAATACATATTCACCAAGCCGTTATCGCTCGGCGGAAATTACTGCAACAAGTCCTATGTATCAGGACGTAGATAACGTTTTTTATCAAAATAAACCAATAGCCGGGTCAATGAATTTGTATTTAAAAGAGAGCCCTGAGTCATTGGCACTCTACGATAACTATCTTGGAATTAAAGCTGCGGCACAAAAAGCGTTTACTAGCACTAAGCCCGAAGAGATTAATATTGCTCTTGATTCTTTAAGAAACAATCCGTTGTCTTCTAAAGTACCTGAAATAAATGGGCTGATAGACAGAGTAGAAGAGGCTTTGCCAACGATAACAAGATTTGGCAAAATGAGACAGGATTTAAGTGATGTTGAAACCATGATTTTATATCCAGTAATTTACAAGGGAAATGGATTTGAGTTTTTCCCTGAAGCTCATCGCCGTGCACAGCTTGTTGGACAAGGCATGGATCCAGCGCAATACATGAGGACAAAATATGACATCCTAAAACAAGAAGAATCAAAGTTAATAGAAGAACTAATGCAAAAAGGTTCTGATAAATTGGTTGCATTAGGGGGGAATCCTATTGATGTAAAGTCATTTATGCAACGACACGCAGACGACCCTAGCTTGTATCACTCGGCTGGGGCAGATGATGTAATAAAAGAACACATAAAAAATAACGTAACACCTATTAATGATGGCATTAATTCCGCTTTATCAAAGGTTAGGGACAACATTGCAAATGTTGCATTAAACATAGACGAGAAGTTAAAACCATTTACCGGTTACGCAGGCAGACATCGCGCAGTTACTGGGGGCGACAACATGCCCATTGGTTTTTCTCGATTTACAGAGCATGCCGTTGACATAGATGGCCGGCAACTAAAAGGCCGTCACGTGCATGAATTGCAGTCAGACCTTTCTAGGGACATAAAAGAACTTGGGCCTAAAGGTGGTGCGTTAGAAAAAGATCAAGCAGAATTAGCAACGTTGAAAAGCAAGCTTGCAGGGGTTGACGAACTTGATCCTACCCAGAAAATAGAAAAAGCAAAGCTGGATAAACGGGTTAAGATATTAGAAGATCGAGTCGCAGCAACGTCCCCGGGCAAATATTCTTTGGAGCAACCTTTTGCCGGTTTTGAAACAAATTCTCCGGTACGTATGCAGTTGTTGATTAAAAATGCAATACAGTCTTCAATACGTTCAGGCCAAGACTTTGTAACATTCCCCGGCAAAGAGTCGAAACAAGCACAGTTGTACGAAAAACTTTTGCCTAACCTAAAGCAAGCCGTCAAAGATTTAGGAGGGGAAAAAGCGGGATTTGAGATTAAACCAATTACACTGCCAAATCCAACCGGAGATTCGCCAACAGTTTGGGGCGTAGTGTGGTCACCAGAAACCGCCGCTAAAACCATAGAAAAAGGCGTACCATTCAACAAGGGTGGAATGGTTGAGCGCCAGCCCACTGATAACCGCAGATATCTGTAAGGACACAACATGCCAATTGAAAAGAACATGACAATCGACGACTTGCCCGGTGGCGATGTCGCCATTGAGATGGAAGACGAGCTACCTTCGGATATTGACATTGAGTTTGACGCAGAAACCGGTGCGGTGGTCGTGAATATTGGTGCAGAAGACGATGATGTTGCCTATGACAGCAACCTAGCCGAGGTCATTGAGCCTGATGTCTTGCAGCTTATCTCTTCTGACTTGATGTCGCTGTTTGATGCTGACAAATCTTCACGCAAAGAGTGGGAAGAGCAGTACAGCAAGGGCATGAAGATGCTGGGCTTCACGTTTGAAGAGCGCACCAAGCCGTTCAAGGGCGCGTGCGGCGTGCAGCACCCACTTTTGACAGAGAGTATTGTGCAGTTCCAAGCCCAAGCGCTCAAGGAATTGATGCCTGCGGGCGGTCCTGTGCGCACGCAAGTGCTGGGCAAAGAAACACGTGAGAAGTTGATGCAAGCGGACCGCGTGCGTGACTTTATGAACTACCAAATCACGACAGTGATGGAAGAGTACACACCTGACTTTGATCAGTTGTTGTTCTATGTTGGTTTTGGTGGCTCGGCGTTCAAGAAAGTCTATTACGACGAGACCAAGGGCCGCATGGTAAGCGCTTTGGTGCTGCCTGATAACCTTTATATCCCGTACACCGGTTCTTCTGTGATGAGCGAGTGCCAGCGGATTACGCACCGCGTTCCGATGTCCACCAACGATTACCGCAAAGCAGTGATCCGTGGTCAGTACTTGGATACAGCGCAGATGACGACTGCGGCAGAGACGGGCCAGAGCATTATCAAGAAGGAAACAGACCGCACAACGGGCGTTGATCCTACTGGTGTGGAAGAAGAGATCTGTTTGCTTGAGTTCTTGGTTGATCTGGACATCAGGGGCTTTGAGCACAAGGATGAAGACGGCGAAGAGACCGGTATCAAGCTGCCATACATCGTCACGATTGATGAGATCTCTCAATCTGTGGTGGGTGTGCGCCGTAACTGGAAAGAGGGCGACCCTTTGTTTGCCCGTAAGCAGTACTACGTGCATTATCTGCTTGTGCAGGGGCCCGGTGCTTATGGCTTGGGCTTCTTGCACTTGGTTGGTGGTCTGACGAAGACAGCAACGTCTGCATTGCAGCAATTGGTGGACGCTGGAACGCTGGCTAACCTGCCCGCCGGCTTTAAAGCCAAGGGTGCGCGCATTGCAAACGACGATACACCTTTGTCACCCGGTGAGTTCAGGGACATGGACGCGGGTGGTGCAGAGTTGTCTGCATCCTTGTTGCCATTGCCATACAAAGAGCCTAGCCAGACATTGTTTGCGCTGCTTGGTTTCTGCGTAGATGCTGGCCGCCGTTTGGCAAGCATTACTGACATGCAAGTGGGTGACAGCAACCAGAATGCTGCTGTGGGAACGACGATTGCATTGCTTGAAAAGGGCAGTGCGGTGATGTCTGCTATCCACAAGCGTTTGCATTACAGCCAGCGCATGGAATTTCAATTGTTGGCCAAGGGTTTTGCAGACTATTTGCCTGCTGAGTACCCATACGAT